TTGCCGAGGGAGAGCACGGAGCCTAAGCTATGCAACACCTCCTTGACAGTCGCCCCGATTACGGTGAGTAGTGGAGTCCTGGCGATCACGCCAAAATTTTGCTGAAGGCTCCAGCTGTTATAGTACGCCTTTGTAAGCGTGGCGAGACGGGCAGCAGGAGGGAAAGACAGCATTTGGCCCACCTCGGATCCCGGAAGGAACGGCACGACCGGAATGCGGTCGAGCGGTAAAACGACCTCTTCAGGCTCAGATAATGAATTATCCCATGTCCACGTTTTTACAGTGACTTTTTGGTCCAAAATGACTTTTTGGTCCAAAATATATTCCCGAACCTTCCAGACAACCTTTTCCGCGTACCCTTCGTCGCTTGCCGTCTCAGTCCAAAAATATCGAACCTCGGAAACCTCTCCGTCGTGCTCTTCCCAGCCGAGCAATTGGTCGGCACCGAAGAGATACAGCCACGGTCTGCGTTCCATATTTGCGGCATCAGATCTTGTCACGGTACCCGCGCTTTTCGGGCCGTCAATCACCGCGAACCCGGCCCCTTCACCGACGCCTTTGCGAAATAGTTTCTTTGCAAAGACCTCAAGGCTGTTTCCGGCTCTGTCCGCCTGCCCAAAAACCATCTCGGACAGGTCGCTCCTGGCCTCATCAGCAAGCCGAACTCCGGCGGCCCCGATCATGCTTGCCCAGGAGTCAACGCCATCAGCATAGGTGTTAATCAGGATAGCTGATTCCAGGCGCTTATCAAATGCATCCTGAGACTCAACTTTTACAGGTCTACGGATAAGGTACTTGTCGCCCTTGCCATTGACAATACTTTCAGCTTCCGGGTCGAGCAAATCAATCGGCAATTCATTTTTTTCAAGAAAAAGGGAGACTTTTTCCTGCCGGTAAAACGGGCTTGTTCGGTCGTCAAACGGTGGTTCGCGATAGTAATTCATATTATTGTCCGTTAAATATACAGCATAGCCATAAAGCGACTCTTGCCTCTTTCCCATTGAGCTTTCTTATATCACCGCAATAATTAATCATGTACCTAAACCAAGGTGCAAAATCGGTCTTCGTCATATCTTTTCCGGTAACTTTATAAGCTCCTTTTCAATGCTCTCAGTAAATTTATCAATCTCTTTTAAGTGTTTATATTGTAGCAAGATAATAATATCAAGCGACGCAACGAGAACAACAAGCATTACAACATAATAATCACCATTAACAACACGATATGGAGCGTCGATAATAACAGCGCATCCATAAAACAATGTATTTAATATAACTTTTACAAGTCTCTTCACGTTACCACCTCCAGATTTTTATATGCTTCTTTCGCCCGTTCATAATCGGCTTTCGGCACCTTCTTCTGTTTATTCTCACGAATAGTTTCAAGGAAACGGCGGGCCGCCTCCACTTGAAGGACAGGAGTTTCTTTGATCGCTGTTGCCATGATGTTTCCTATCTTTTTTAATCCTCAAGAAATCTCTTGAAATACCACCTTCTGCTGCCGTTGATACCATCAAGCACAAAGCACAGCTCCCACATTTCTTTTCCAAGCTCGTTTAGCTCGAATTCACTGTCAGGGTTGCCATCCTTACTGTCATCTATAATTAAGTATTCGTACTTCAACATCAATACCTTAAATTATGAGTTTTCTTGATTGCTGTTGACACAAACTATAATCCGATTGTTTCAAGCAGATCACCTGTTTTTTCTCTATCAACTTCAACTTTTGCCAAGAGTTCTCGTTGTCTTAACCTTATACTCAAAAGGAGCATGGCCCTGTCATAACGCCTCTTGTAACTTCGCATTTCATGCTGTTCGTCTGTCACGATAACAGCAATGCCTGTAGGCGCGTGAGTAACTTTGATCGCATTGCGATACCTATGGATACTAAATGACATCACCACCCTAAATCAAAAGATTCTCTACCTATATCCCTTACCACCGGGTGCTCATTAAACGCCCAATATCCCTGAGCTGTCGTGATATGATGGTACTCGTTCGCCTCATCTTCTTGGAATGTCGACCCTTCCTTGGTTTTCACGGTCGAAAGCCCTTCATCAAGCCACTCGCATTTCATCGGATTCACGAACAAACGACGCTCTCCTGCCCCATTGCAGATCAAAGCGCGTAACGAATTCTGCCGATCCTTGATCGCCGGTGCAGCCATACGAACCTTGTTTTCGACATACCATCCTTCAGCGCGAAGTCTATTCTCAATAATCGCGTAATCAGACTTTTTTCCATGCTTCTCTCCCGCCCTCCCATGCGGGTCGCCGTGCAGCTCGACCGACTTGTTATCATGATTTCGATACCGCTCCACAAACTCAGTTACAGTATTGTTTGCATCTGCTGATTCAAGGACAATCTCATCTAATGCAAAATACATGCCATTTCGCTTAACATTTATCACCGAGGAGAGCGGGGTGAAGTTCTGATCATGCGTCCAGATCAGCTTTTCGTATGGCTTGATTATCTCGGATGTATAATTCTCCGGGCCATAATCCCCATAAATCAACCCTACCGCCTTGACAAATTCCCCGCCGTACTCCTGCCGGAATTGCCTGTCCGAAAGCTCCCTCCTGGCGGTCTCGATCACATCAGGCTCAAGCACATCCCATGACGGCCAGCAGAACACAGCCCAGTCATCAAGCCCGGCATTGCGGCGAACCAGCTTTTCGAGTTGGCCGCCAAGCTCAGGAACCCCGATCAACCACGCCCACGGAACGTAACCGCCTGGATATTCAGAGTCAAGGGCTGGCCGAACATGCAGCTCCCACATTCCCGGCTTGATATTATCAAACTCATCAAACACCCCGCCAGCCCACATAACACCTTCAAATCGTTCAGGTTTATCCATGCCTATTACATGGATCTCAGAGGCATTGTCAGGGTAAATCTCCAGCCGTGTTTCATTCGGCTGCTTGCGGTGAGCGTACGAAAAGGTAAGAAGTTTCAGGTCTTCCCACCAAATTTTCCTCGCCTGCGGAATAGTGGGATCTGCTGCAAAGTACGGCATTCCGTGGGTAGCTTGTAGGGCCTCAAGGGCTATGTGACGCTTTGCAGTCTCGGTCTTGTAAGCCCTGCGCCCGGAGTGGTTGATTATAAACCGCACCCCCGAAGCAGCGGCATTCAGGAGGGCTTCCCGCTGCTCAACATACTTAAACTCAAACCAGCGATTCCGGCACTTCTGCGCCAGCATCCGCCAGCGTTCATTATGGATTATTGCGGCCAATCTTTTTTTACAGGTAATTTTGGAAACGAACGAAGCCAATCACGATTTTCTTTCCACAATGGCAAAAAAAGTTCATGCTCAAATCTCTCAAAAAACAATCGCCCATAGGTATTGATGATGACAGACAAGAAAATTACCAGCACTATAGCAGCAAGTACAATAAATGATAAGATGACAATAGTCTTCAGTAGAAAAGTTGCAATGACATAAACCATTCGCCCCTCCATTAAATTAAAAATGCCCGGTGTATTTGATACCCCGCTCACCGGAAGGCGGCACCTGCTTTTGCGCTTTCTTCTGCCGGAAACAGCACAAGGAATATGTATCGACCAAGCGACTCGATGAGCTTTCACGGTACTGGTTCTGGCATTCCCGTCTGGCCCCGGCAGCTCAACCCCTTCTTTCAGGTGCAGGTTTTATTTTTCATCCCACTCCAATATAACAGCTTCACATTGAGTAGTGACTTCTTCGCCACAAAAGACAAACTTGTGATCAAGATCTTCTTGCAACAGTGCTTTTTCAACGAAAAAATCTGTTTCTATCTCGAAACTTGACTCTACAGCTATTGATTCCATCATTCTTTTTCTCACCTCGGCAATTTGCTTGCAATTTCCCGGATCGCGTCAGCAACTTCAGATTCGCTTGATTCGTCTTCTTTCTCAGGCTTGACCTTCAGTCCGATATTGTAAGCAAAAAGATAGGCCATACCATTGTTGCACGGGTTCTTGTCAGGCTTAAAAGCACAATCATACGCTTTTCCGAGGAAATTGGCCTTGCGTATGGTCAGTGCTTCTTTATGGGCCTCAGCAAATTCCTCATGCCTTTTCACCCATTTATAATAAGTATCTACACTTATACCATTGTCGGCACAGAAACGCTCTATAGTATCATTGCGCCTTGCTCCGATCTTTAAAGTTTCACAATACTCAATTTTGAATTTTGAATTTCCGTGTAATTTCATAATATTTTAATCATAACACCACTGATCAACGGAATACTTACCCGAACCCATCCATACCATAGATTCGGTGTCATATCCTTTCATGACATTTTTTATATTTTCTCTATTACTGGCCCTGATTCTTTCCTTCCCGCGGTCTTTAAATGCCCGCTTCGCACCACCGAACCTCTTGCCTTTGTGACCTCTTGTTCTGCTCATAATTAAAAACCAACTGGGCTGCCCTGAGTCGAACAGGGTTCTTCTACCGCCTCTTTGCTATATGCTTGGTACGGTAAACGTTTTACCTTATCTCGGACAACGGTTCCGCTTCCAACCGTATACCTTTTCCTCGATTTATAAACTACAGCCCTATTTATTTTACTGGTTGGGAGAGGAGGAATCGAACCTCCTTACTCGTGTAACCTCTGATGTTCCCGCATGGGGGATTGAACTCCAAACCTGTCAGTTATAAGCTGACCGCTCTAACCGTTTGAGCTATGCGGGATTATTTGGTAGCGGGTACGGGTATCGATCCCGTCAACTCCAGCTTATTAGACCTAAGCGAGCGCCTGCTCACCCGCAATAATTTTATTAAAAAACACAGCGCATCCAGGCTCTGATTGCTCTGGAATAATCACTTCCTGAATTTCGCACTTTCCATACAGAAATACTGATGGTTATTAGAGGTGCAGTTTTTTTACTGCTTGTGCGCTGCTCCGCAGTACGCTGTGTTTCCTGGATGTCACTGCTTCAACAATCCAGCCAATATTGCCGGGTATGTTCTTTTTTCGCTCCCTTTTCGGAGCTGGCCGACAATTTCTCGGCAATCAATCCCGGCCCTCAGCATCAAAGACACACAACGATTCAGAGACTCAATCACTGACACCCTGTGTTTGTCCGAATTCCACTCGTGCGGTACAGTGGCAAAAACCTCAACAGGATCGTTGCCACTGTAAACGATTATAACGTAGATATTCGATCCGTGCAAGGAAACTTTATGCCTCCTGCACGGCATCACAGCATCAAGCAGCCTGATCATCTTTTCGGACCGGGAAAATAGCCCACACTCCGTCACGCTCCTCCATCACCAAGCCCTCGGCGTAAAGGGTGTTTCGTACGATCTCCTCATCAATTCCGGCAAACGCAATGTCGATAGCCTTGGTTTCGGCAACGCCGACCAGATCAACAGCTTTTTTAGTACGGCTTAAAGCTGACCTCATTTTCCGAATCTGCTTGCGCAGCTTATCCGGCATGGTTAAATCAGCTAACACCGCGTTCGCGGCAATTTCGGCATTGTTTACAACCAATTCCTGGCTTTCAAATCCAGTTTCCATTTCTTTAATCCTCCGTGTTTAATGTTTTTCTTACATCCGCGCTTTGCTTGAATCGTAGAGACCTCCGCGCCGGGACACTCTGTCTCATTCCTGTTGCCGGGCAGAAGTAGTCTTCACGCGCCGGTGTCTCGTGCAGCCGGAACACTCCGAAATTAGCAATCGCAACCTTCCGCCCGCTGCTTACCTCAGCCTTGATGTGCTTGAACAGATCACTGACAACACCGGCAACTTCCTTTTGGGTCATTCCACGGCTCTCCGCAATCCTCTTAACCAGCTCTTTCCTACAAGTTCTTTCCATGTGCTTGACTCCTCGCTTCATTCGTATTTTGCAA